CCTCAGGAATTAAACGCCTATCAATAATCATAGGTTTATGAATGACGATATTACCGGGGCTCATCAGAGTAAATCTTAGGCTATACTCGTTTAACTCACCAGTATAGGGGATGTCTAAATAGCCAGTAAAAACTTGATTACCAGTTTTTTTAAGCAAAATTTGAGAGTTATAATACATCCCTAGATTAGTTGTATTATCTAATAACTGAATTAGAACCATACCATTCTTCGGCACCTTATCTACTGCGATTTCAATACGATAACCAAGGCTTTCTCCTTGTTTAACAAATTTCTTTGTTAAAGGGAACCGAACCCCTAACCAACCAGTCATAGAGTCGGTATAATTAATTCTTATCCCGTCATGATCTCCAAAACTAACACGTTCTAAATGCTTATCTGTTGCGACTGATGAAATGTACTTTGGAATTTTAGTTGGTGCATAAAATAGATTAGTAAGATTGCTAAATTTTTTGCCTACTTCAACATTGAACAAGTCAGACGTTAATGCCATTCTTGCTATGTTTGTGCTAACGTTTGAGTCGTTCGTACCTAAAATGCGCTCGTAGAGTTGTGCCGTTTCTCTAACACGTTGGAAGTCCACTTCATTGACCTTACCAGCAACTTGGCTTGTGATGTCTGCAATACGTCCGTCAATTCCTTGCTTATATTCTGCAAACTTGGCTTCATTATCTCTTGTGAGTGCTTCAAAACGTTGGTTCGTACCTTCGACATTATCTGTAAAGGTGCTTTTTGAAACATAATCTCTTGATATCGTTTCACGAATAACGCTTGTTTGCTTTGCTGTTTCTTCCCTAGCATATCGCTTCAATTCTTCTTGACGTTGACCGTCCTTATCAATGAATGATGTTATTTCTCCAATTTTTGTTTTTATGCCTTCTGTCGTTTGAGTGACTTCAAGCATTTTAGAACCATATTCATTTTTAAAGTTCGCAACGTCTTGACTTAATTGTATTTGCGCTCTTTCTGCCGTTTCCTTGAACGTGTTTAAATTTCTGACGTTGTCGTCTGCAATTTTTTTCGCTTCTTTTGCTAAATCTTCACTTGTGCCGGCTTTTTTTAGGGCTTCGTTAGTTCTGCGCTTGACTTCCTCTAATGCTGAATTGTCAAGATTTCCAAACTGACGTTCAATTTCATCAATAATCTCTTGCTTGCTATTACTTCTAATGATTTCTTGCCAAACTTCGCCTGTCCAACGCAATAGAATTGTCTGTCCTTCGTGTTCAGGGTCAGGTTTGAACCAAATATCATTGACTAGCACTTTTCCAGCATATTTCTTTGTAGGGTCATCCTTACCGTACCAGTTATTGTTGAAACCGTCAGCACTTGGAAGAAATTCAGGAAGTTTAGAGATGATATTATTAAAGCCACTTGAAACAAGTTCATCCACTTTCTGACTTGCGATATTTTGGATTTTAGCTTCATTGCTTTCTGAAATCCTATCACCCAACTTAATGTCGCTTGACTCATTGTTTAAACGGTTAAACGTGATTTCAAAAATACGGGTGTCATAATCTAGCTTTTTATCATGTCGTACAACTCGGATAGTATCGCCGATTTTAACACCTTTCAGATAAACGGTTGAAGTTTTCAACGTCAACTGTGGTCTTGATGCGCTCACTAGTTCATCATAAGTACGCTTAATCAATGCGTTTTTATCTTCTTCATCTTCAAATACTACAAAGCCTACTTTTGCACGCATTGAACCGTCTGCATTCTTGATGCCGTAGCGTTTAGTCATTTCAGGAAGTTCAACATATTTCTGACCTTTTGGCTTATCTACTGGATTGCCTTTTTTAGTTTCCCAAACGACATCCTCAAATGTAATTCTTCGCCCGTAACTACCAGTAGCATTTCCCTCACTTGGTGCGCTGAGTTCTTCGCCTTTTCCTCGTCCAATTAAAGCAGTAAATAGATTAGTACGCTCTACCTCTTGCAAGATTTGTAGTGCATTATGTCCATAAACTACACGCTTGCCAGTCGCTTCTCCGATTTTCTCTTTAAAATCAATATAACGTGCGCCTATTTTATTGCCGTTTACTTCAACAAAGAACTGCATTTCTAAATTCCATACTTGACAAACCTTTTTCAAGGCTTCAAATGTTGAAATGTAGTAAAAGTTTGTTGATCGTTGACTTGTTTCACTAACAAAACGTGCTTGCCAGTTAGTACCAGCAAGCAGTTCGTTAATAATAGGTCTAGCAAATGTATTATGTGGACGTTTATCTAAAACAACGGATTTTCTTAATTCTTCAATACCTGACTGAACACCGATTAGAGTAGTAAGATTTTCAGAGAATTTTTGAGCAATATAAAAATAATGGAAAGTATGTGCATCTTCTATTGATTGAATAGCCATATACTCTACTGCATCAAATTCTTCCTTGCTCAACTCTTTCATCTCAACCGTGAGCCTATCAGATACATATTTCTCAGTAGTTAAAGCGAACTTTTGGAGAGCAGTCTTGATAGCTTCTTTTTTGACGATTTTTATTAGTTTCTCGTCTTTATCAAATAAATATATCATAGTCTTTCATCTCTCCAAACTACTTCTTTTACTGTCGCATTTGTAGCCGTGATATTATCAAAGTTTCTAACTTTGAAATTCTCTAAATCGCTAAACAAATCAAGTTCACTCAAAATGCTACGGTTTTTATAAGTTGCTTTCACTTCATCTTGCTTAAACTCAATCACAATATCTTTCGCACCCTCGTAGATACCAGTAAATGAAATTGTCTGTCTGCCATTCGTGATTTTGACTTCATTTGTTGGCTTGCTTGTTGTAATTGTGATAGATACGGGCGTTACGGTTTTTGCATCTTGTAAACTAATTTGACCCGTTGAAGTCTGAACTCTTTTCTTTTTGAAACCGTCAGGAACTAGCAAAGAAAAACGACTAACAATAGTTAGTGCGTTTTCTTCGATAGCATCTGCGCCGTTAAAAATAGCGAAGTAAATATAATCAGGCTCATCTTTGAATGAAACCTCTAACATTCCATGTTCATCTGAAACTGAACGTAAAAAATCATTTAAACGATTGAATTTTGTTCGTAGTTCAGTAGTTGTTTCAGCAGTCAACTGATACTTGATTTCTAACACTCGTTCAGGCTCTGAAATGCTCTCAATCCAAACGCCACGCCGTCCAGCGATAGAAGTAGTCTTGACTGATTGGCCTACTAGACCTCTACCGCTAACCGTCAACTGTCTGTATCCCTCTACTACTTGATGTATTGGAATACTGTTCAATGTCATGTTATCGCTTGGCTCGAAAGCCACGTTTTCATCATGTTTTTCTAGTTTTGAATATCCATACATAGCTTTCTCCTTTCTAATAATTAGCCAAGGTCAATTCCATTTCTTGAGCGCTTGTAATGTCTTCAGTAAATGCTCTATAAGTCGTGTTACCCATTTTAAGAACAATATCAGCGGATTGCTGACCGACTGTGATTGTGCCACCGTTGAAGTCAACGGATGTATTATATCCTGACAAGCGCCCTAATTCGCCATCTACTGCGCCTAGTTCACTTTGTAGGTTGCCAGCTAAGTCTTTACCAGTAAAGGCATCTATTGCCCCTTGTGCCATGTTTCCGACTGATTTTACAACTGCGCCAGCTTTACTATTTACACCGATAATAAAACCTTCGTCTGTGTAAATACCAAATTGTCGGAATACCCGTGAAGGCGAATGAATACCAAGTAAACCTTTAGCCCAATTTATAGCACCTCTTACAGCACCACCAACGGCATCAATAAGAGCGCCAGCGGCATTTCTAACCCCGTTCACAAATCCCATGATCAGATTGTGACCTACGTTTACGGCTTGACTGATAAAGTTTCTAGCAGATGCTACCGCATTATCAAATCCACTTCTTACCGCTGATACAATACGAGGGCCAGCGTTCGTTACTGTGCTAACTAGATTATTCCAACCGTTCGTTACTGTGTTCTTAATATTTTCAATCGCATTTGAAATAGCTGATTTAATATTTTCCCAAGAATTAGATACACCATTCTTGATATTTTCAAGTGTTCCAGTCAAGAATGAAACAATGCTATTCCATATATTCTGAATAGTGTTTTTAGTCACTTCAAGTGCCGTTGAAATAGCTGATTTGATACTTTCCCAAGCGCTAGAAACTGCTGATTTGATACTTTCCCAAATTCCTGACAAGAAAGTTGAGATAGTGTTCCATATTTCATTAGTTTTTGCGCTGATAATATCCCAAGCATTAGAAATAGCTTGTTTGATTAAGTCAAAATTGCCAGTTACTAGTCCATAAATAACCAATAATACAGTAGCAAATATAACTTTAATAATCTCCCAAGCGTTCGCAAATATAGACTTAATTACTTCAAATGTAGTTTGAATATACGTCCAAATAGTCGTTAATGTTGTATAGATCGTTTCATAAATAGCCGTCCAAATCGGGCCAATAAAAGCTGTTATTGTATTCCATACATTTTCCCAAGTTGATTGGATACCAGTCATTGAAGTTTGGAAGAAAGTAGTTACTGCTTCAATACCTGATTGAACTGCTAGTTTAATACCTTCCCAAATTGGCGCTAAGAATGTAATAAGAGCGTTCCAACCTGTTTCCCAAACAGTTTTCAAGAACTCAAAGATACCGCTAAAGATTTGAACGATACCGTCCAAGTATTGTTTGATGATATTCTTGATATTTTCCCAAAGCCTACTTGCTGTTTCTTTGATAGTTTCCCAAGCGCCCGACCAGTCGCCATCAATGATCTGCATAACTGCCTTGATAATGCCTAAGATAAAATCAAGTCCAGCGCCTATTGTGGATTTAATCAATCCCCAAACAACTGAAATATATGTGCCAATAGCATTCCAAGCGCTTTCGATAATAGGCGCTAAGAAATTAGTTACAGTTTCAACAACTGTTTTAATAGCATTCCAAACTTTAGTAGCTACACGCTCAATCAATTCATGGTTTTCGTTCCACCAAGAAACAAGCGTACCCCAAATATCTTGAACAAAACTAACTGCTTCTTGAATAGCACTTGTAATTGCAGTTTTTACTGCTTCAAATGCTGAATTTACTTTGTTTCTAAATTCTTCACTTGTGTTATATACACCTACAAGAATAGCAATTAAACTTGCTATCACTGCGATAACAACAAGGACTGGTGCGCCGATTGCTCCAAAAGCACTTGCAATAGTACCTAAAATACCGCTACCACCTTGTAGAGCAGAAAAAAGCGCTGAAACCTTAGATACTGCGCCGGCTATTAAGCTGATAGTACCTACTAACTTACCAATAAGTGAAATCACGCCACCTATTGCAATTAAAGCAGGGCCAGCCGATACCGCAATTAGCCCTAGCCATTTCTGCCACGGCTCAAGTGGTAAGTTATCCCATATTGTCAGCAATACTCTTACAACGTTATCTTTAAACGTCAATACCGTTTCTTTTAGGTTTTCAAACAAGCCGTATATATCAGCTTCGCCATGTCCTAGACCGGCTACCAAGTTCTCAAATGATGCCTTCATTGCTTGGAAAGAACCTGAAACTGTTTCGCTTGCTTCTTTTGCAGTCGTTCCGGTAATTCCTAATCTATCTTGAGTAATTCCGATAGCTTCAATAAGCGTATGGAATGGAATGTCTTTCACGTTTTTCGCTGTTGCTTCAAATTCTCCATTTAAAACGCCTGACTCGTTGACAAGACGTGCCATTTCACCAGCAGTACCGCCATAACCAAGTTTAAGGTTATCTAACATAGTATAATTGTCCTTCGCAAAACCTTGATAAGCGTTTTGAATATCAGACATATTAGTACCCATTTTGTTGGCATTATCTGCCATCTGAACAAGTGCTTTATCTGCATATTGGGCGGCCTTTTCAGTATCTCCGCCTAAACCTTGAAGCAATGTAGCAGAGAATGAAGTTACCTGTTGCATATACTGATTGGCTGATACACCAGCCGTTTTAAAAGCATTGTTTGCGTTAGAAAGAACGCTTGCGCCTTTTGCTTCCATTGTGTCATACATAGCTTGCGCTTCTTTTGCTGTGATGTTGTATTTTTTAGCAAGGCCAATAGCACTTGTACCGTTATCTTTAAATAGCGTTTCTACACCACCAAGACTTTGTTCTAAATCAGCAAATGATTTGACAATGCTAGTAACACCAGCAACCGTTGGCGCTGTCAAAGTAGCAGTTAGACCACCACCAAGTTTCATTGCTGAAGCACCAACCGCTGAAAGACTATTACTTATTTTGTCTAAACTTGAGCCAGTTTGATGTTTAAGGCTTTGTAAAGATGCTTGTGCTTCTTTCATGCCACTTGAAAAATCAGAAACATTGGCTTTTAGTATGGCGGTAACATCAAAATTTGTTCCCATTAGTTACCCCCTTTCTCTCATAGATTGATTGAGCCTTCTATTTCTATCAGCAAGGCTCATTTTCTTTTGTTTGACTTGTCCGACATCATCTTTTCTAAAAATCTTGTCAAACTCGTCTTTATGATTGTAAAAATCGTCAAACGTTTTAAAGGCTGACCTTGCGCTTTTGCCTTTACCTTTAGTTGCTTGAACTGTCTGATTGAACCATGCTTGAATTGCTGAATTATATCGTCTATCTTCTTGTTGAATGAGATAAGCAGTGTTATAGATTTCAAATTCTTCTAGCGTGGTGCGTGATGCTTCTTTAAAAGTCATATTATGTCTTGCAATAAGCAAGGCTATTGCTTCATCATAGCCAAAGTCTGAACCTTGATTTTCCCTTACTCTACTAGGTTCATTGCTTTTTTGAGTAGGGGAGATGCTTTTAACTCATTCACAATTTCAGTAATCGTCTTGTCGTATTCGTCATTCAAAATCAAATCTTCAAGATATTTTTCAATCGCTTCATTGCTTGGCTTGTGGTTTTCTGTGACTGTTCCAGCTTTGATAATATCTACAAATGCCATAGGGTCATTAAGTGCTTGTCCAGCGTTAAACAATGTCATTGCACCGTAGCCAGTTTTCATGCCTTCCAATTCAGCAGAATGTAGCTTGTTCATTTCTCGTAAGAAACCAAGTCCAAAGCGTAAAGTATAGTCACGTTCTCCAATTCTTAAAATCATCTGTTTTTTCTCCTTTTAAATAAAAAAATAAAGGGCAAATAAATTGCCCTTCTAAATACCACTATTTTAATTAAACTGCGACACCTTCGCCGTTAGTTTCTTTCTCAAGAGTGTGGTAGTTGTATTGTGCGCTTTCAACTGCTTGTTTTTGTGTAGCAGTAAGTTTGTCAGTATGCAAGATACCGTTGCCGTCAATAGCAACTTCATAAGACAATTCAACCTTGTCATCTGAAGGTGCTGACAATTCAAAGTTCTTGAAGTAGCCTTGATAGTATTCTACGTCATACTTATCTTCTCCGCTGACCTCCTTCTTGCTTCCAAGGTCAACAATCCAGCATTCGATCTTATCGCCAGATTTGAACCATTTGCGCATTTCTTTCCACATATTCACTGTGTCGCCGTCTTCACGGTAAGCAAGTGACTTAAATTCTCCACTTGTTTCTCCGTCTGAGATAGAGTTTACAACTCCATCTTTTGTTTTTGTACTTTCTACGTTCTTTTCTGACTTGATAGAAAGTTCAGATTGGAAACGTACCTTACCCGCATCTTGTTTCGTACGGTCTTTATAGCGACGGAAAAAGGCAATAACGTCTTTCCCCAAAATTAAATCTGCCATTTATTATTTCTCCTTTTTTGTATAACTAAAAGTAAAGTCCAGCACTACATGAAGTAAAGGCTGGACGTCTGTATTATCTGCAATAACTTGTTTATCTGTTGTTAAATGATTGAAATTATATTCATACCCCTCTTTGAAATACTTAACTGTATTCTCAAGATAGGCTGAAACGTTGTCTATTTTGCTTCTATTCTTCCTTGTACCGTAAATATGTACTGTTTGTCTTACTGTGCCATACAAGTCGTTGTTAGGCGTGTCAGATCCGTTATATTCCCCGATATAGACAAATGGATATTGTGCATCTGCATTAGGTAGATAATCGTAAGTATCTACTCTTAAATCGGAAAGAGCAAATAACTTCCTAAACAAATCGTGGTTTGGTGTCATTTAAATACTCCTTTCATAACATCCGTCATATCCTTTTGAAATTCGGGTAATATCTGCTCTAGCATAGGTCTAAAATGCGGTTTACCAGCCATAAAGCGTGTGCCGTATTCTTGATACCCTGTATAAGATGCGCTTCCTGTTATCCATGCTTCCATACCGTGATATGTCACGTTGATATGCTTTTTCAAGAAACCAGTATCTTCTGGTGCTAACTCCCTTGCTACTTTCTTTCCTTTTTCGCCTTTGTTTTTAACAACTTGTATAGACTGCTCAACGGCTTTAGGGTGTGCGTTGTAAATCGTGCTTGTTAGCTTCTCTAAGCCGTGCCATTCAATATTTACGCCCATTTACACCTTAACCGTCCTTTTGAGCCGTACAGAGCATTTTGAAGCTTCTACGCTATCAATCAATTCATATCTGAACCCGTCATAAATTGCATACAAGAACGGTTCTTGTTCTTGCTGAAATCTGCATATCATGACGACATCTGAACGATTGCCGTATAGTTCAAAAACCTTAGCCTTTTGAATAAAATTCACAAAACATGGTACTACTTCGGTCTGTTCAGCTTGGTTTTCGTAAGTGTCCATTACTGGATTGTACTTAGCAACCCCTGAACCTCTTACAAGTGTTATTCTGTGAGGTGTCTTCATAGAAAGAATGCCTTTCCTCGTTGACGTTGCGAACCGTCAAGACCAAAATCTTTATTTAAAATAGCCATATAAGGCTTGAATAAGTTGTCGTAGTCTTGATAAGTTACTGAATATCCGTCAACCGTTTCAGTAGAAACACTTTCTGAACCCTTACGTCCGTATAGTTTATAAACAACGTTTTCAATCATAAAATTATACTTACTGTCAATATATACCGAGCCAGTAAGCGATTTGAAGTAGCTTTCAGCATCTTCAACTAAATCTTGTAACAAGTCATTCTCTTTTGTGTCGTTGGGGTCAATCCCCAACCTACGCTTTATCTTTGCAAGTTGGGTATTATCCATATTTATTCCCCTTTAGTTTTTGGTTTTGGTTCTTCTTTCGGTTCTTCGTCAGATGCAATAACCCCTTTTTTCAAAAGGTCTTTAATTCGTGCATCTGATACCGTCAAATCTTGTCTAGGATATGTTTCCCCAGCTTCGTAGAACCAACCATTATCTTTTGTGTCAATAATGTTAGTAGTTACGATATAAGCCATTCAATACCCCCTTTTTAGACGTTTGAAGCGTCTGTGAGTTTAGCAAATGCGTTATCTTTAGTTACGGCTACTGCAATATCCATTGTGCAACGGATAGCGACCATTTCTTGTTCAAATAGGTTGATAGGCTCGTTGTCTGCTCCCTTGATAGTAGAGATTTGACCTTCTTCTGAAATCTTGTAGTTGATGTTGTAAGGAACACCGTAGATAAGATTGTCAAAGTCCCCAGCAAGCAATTCACCTTTTTTGAACTGTTTAGACTTCATGTCAACCGTTGTAATGCCGTCAAGTTTGTTTGTGTCTTTGTCAAAGATTGTTTTCTTGTCGCCGTCACGAGCATCACGCAAAACAGAACGGTTTGATACACGAGATACGAAAGCGTTGATTTCAATATCGTTGTCTAAAAGTTTGTCTTCAAGTTTTAAGATGTTTGCATAGTTCAAATCACCGCCTACCACGTTGTTAGCAGTTTTGGCCGCTTTTGCTACTGAGTTAGCAAATGGTGTTTCATGTCCCAAAAGTCCCGCTTCGTCAATCTTAGTGTAGAATGCTTCAACGATTTGTGGTTTCATTTCTTCAAAGAATTTCTCCCAAGTGTAGTTAAGCACTTCACGAGAAGCAACAAGGATAATACCAAGTTTTTTAGCACGAAGTTGAACTGGTACGATTTCAGGCTTGTCAGTCTTAATTTTTTCTGTTTCATTTACCCAGTAAGCTGAAACGCCGTCAGTTTGAACGTAAACAGTCTTTTCTTGCTTGCCGTCCATTTCATGATACTTACCAAGTTGCATTACAAGTGAATTTTCAGCGACTTCTTTCATGATGATGTCAGTAAACTCTTTGTGTAGTGTTCCGTCTTTCTTTTCTGATACTAAAACCTTATCTGGTGTGAATGTTTGAATAGTCATTTATATTTTCCCCTTTAAATAATTCTTGAGTTGCGGAAGATTTCTCCGCTTGATTGTGTCTTAGAACCACCAAATGCTGTACTTACTGCGGGCGGTTCTGATTGTGTGTATTCAGACTTGATTTCACTAATAATGCTTTCAAAATCTGAAATAGCTTGAAGCGTGCCGTCTGCCGTATCTTTTACGACAAATGCAAGGACACGTTCATTTACAGGCAACTTACGACTTGATAGAGTTTTAATCGCTTCATCTGTCAATTCTCGCTTGGTTTGTTCTTTCTCTAACCCAGCGATTTTTTCAAGTAGTGATTGCTTTTCTGCTTCGGCTTCTTTTCTGCGATATTCTTCAAGTTCTTTACCTGACAATTCTGTTTCCGCTTTGTATTTTTCCAAAGCTTTAGCAATAGCTTCTTGTGTTGACTGAGCGTGCTTTTTCTCTGCTTGTTCAAGTCGTCTTTGCATTTCTGCGATTGATACCGTCTTTTCAGTTTCTTGTTTCGGAGTGCTAGCTTGTTCCTCAACCGTAGTATCCTGAACTTGAGTATCAACTGTCTGTGTTTGTTCTTCTGCCATATTGGCTCCTTTCTCTACGCTTTTACGAGCAACCCCCTCGAACTCATGCAACTTTTAACGTCTTCAGCACGGTTTGGACAATAAAAAAAGGTGTCATTTAAAATGCAACCTTTTAAAAATCTTGATTAAATTCATCTAGCGTACTTCTTCCGTCTTTGTACTTCATTTCAATATGTCCATACGCTGAGCATCTACAATTCGGATGCATCGGGAACATATTTACGCCTTTTTCAACCTTGTCAATCGGTACTGCCGTATTATCTAACGGCTTGCAAATGTCACAAGCGCCACTTTCAGCTACAAAAATCATATGAGTAAAGCCATTATCTTTCAGCATAGCGTGGTCTGTATCTGAGTTTATCCTTGCTATCTCTGTTTTAATCAACCTTTTAGCGTTATACTCACTTGTGCCGTACTTGTTAGCAAGCAATTTCATTTCTTTTTGATAGCCGTTCATATCTGTATAGATACGATTTAAAGAAGCGAAAACATCCCTTTGTAGTATTGCTTGTAAGCCCGTTTTCCCCCAAACTCGACTAGAAAAGTTTTGCCCGTAGAAATCAGCGTTTAAAACCGCTTCTAAGCGCTTAGTCGCTCCTTTGGATGAAATGCCCAAGATACCCGCTTGACGCTTAAATTCGGCTAAATATTCGCTTCTACGTGCCTTGTCAAAGACTTCTTCAAGGTTACTTGTCAAACTGTTAATTTCAAGGCCTAATTCAGCTTTCAAAAGTTCTAAGCGACTGACTTTCATCTTCAAGTTATAAACTCGTAGCCAAGAATTAGTCTTATGACTAAAATCTTTTTCTTTAACAGCTTTTCTTGCTCGTTCTGCAAACTTCGTAACGTCAAATTCAGAAGCACGCTTCATGGCTTCTTGTTTCGTCAAGCCTTCACGTCCAGCATAACCAATATAAAACTTGTCTATCTGCGCTTGTAAGCGATCATAACTCTCTTGATATAACTGCGTTATCAGTCTATCACGGTCTAAATCACGCTTGATTAGTTCAGCTTGCGCCTTACGTTCAGCGTTATATAGTCGGTTATCAGCTTTCTTGCTCATTCATGCCACCTACCAACTGCATGATTTCATTATCACTTGCTCCACTTTCTTTCAAAATGCGTGACTGCTCTGTCTTAAAGTCTGTGAAACTTGCATTGTTCATCAAAGTTTCTTGGGATACAACCCCACCAGCTTCTATATACGCTTTAATTTCATTCCAAACATCTTGTGGAATATTCGGATGGAAAGTAAAGGTCAGCTTGCTAGCTTCGATTGAAGGCTTATTGATAGCCTTATGAATGTTGCTGATTAGTTCATATCTTCTACGCAAAGCCTTAGTAAAGTATGTTTCTTTATTCTTTCTAACTTGCTCAAGACCAATCATTTTGTAAAGAAGTGCAATACCTGATGATGTAGCGTTAAATCTATCATCTTCAAGATTAGGAATACGACTGAATCTGTGGATGTCGTTTGCTAAGCGGTTCTTATATGCTTCTGTACCTTGCACGTCATATTGCTTATAGATATATCCAGCATCTGCGCTTGTCTGTTGCCCGTTTGCACTAATACCAGTTTGAAGTAGTAGCGTGTTAGCATCTTTCATTTTGGCAATGTCGTCTGCTGATAGTCCTAACGCTTCCAAGTCACCCTTAATTAGAAGCATTGCATCATTCAAGTCTGACATATAGTTGGCTGTATCTGACTGCCCAGCATCATAGGCATCTATCAAAGAGATTTCACTTTCAAAATCACCCATACGATAGCGATTATTCCACCACTCAACAACTGGAACATCTTTATATTCATGCTTCGTGATTGTATCGACAATCAAGCGTACTGCATTTGTTGTATAAGGTTTATAAGTGATAGTTTGGTCTTTAGTATAGACTGTCATATTCACTTTATCCGCAAATACTGGAAGATGCACGGCTAAAATGATATTTTGTTCTACTGTTAAATCACGAACAACAAACATTTCAAGCGGGTTAATCAAAACAACTCTGTCTGCTCCGTCCTTATCTCTAAAATGATACTCAAAAGCACGGCCATAGATTGAAGCATCAAGGGCTAAATCTCCGTTTAAAGCGTTGATGTCATTGTTCCATTCAATTTCTTGGATAGTTTCAAGTTGCTTTTCGTCCGCTCCTTCAAGAATACCGATAGAAACGGGATTGCCAATAACATAGTTAGTAGCAAAACTAGAAATATACCCGCCCCATTTATGACGTACTCGATAATCTGCCTTCTCGTTGTCTAATCGTCTATGTCCTGACAAAATACTGTAATTGTCGCCTTTAGCATACGAAGATAACACTTTCAAGCGTTTTTGTTGACTACTGAAGAATGTTTCAATCATTCCCCTAAAAACTTTTTTGCCGTTATCCGTATTCAGCAACTCATCACTTGAAGCATATCTGAATTGCTCATTTGAAATACTGCCAAAGTATAGACTGTCAGACCTTGTTTTTTGGTTCGTATCTATACCATGTTCAAATTCATTTACTTTGTCCACTCTCTACCTCCTGAACATTTTATTGATTTTGCTAATTGTTCTATCAACGTCAATTTCTTTCTTAGCTTGATAAATCCTATCTTGCAATGCGTATCTAATAGCATCTATACAGTGGTTATAGCTATCTACTGGTTCGTTGATATACTCGTTCGTTTTTCTATCTTTCTTCCAAGTGTAGTTTTCTAGTTCTTCAATCAACTTAACACACCTTTCGTCTACTATCCAATCATACTGTAACAAGTATTGTATGCCTTGCATGACTGAGCCAGCACCTTTCTGCACATCAATAACCCGAGGGATTCCAAGATTTCGCAATTCTTGGTTCGATTTCTTTTCAGCGCTATCCGCTCGTATCTGCTCTTTGGCATACCCAAGGGCCTTGATACTTTCTGCAATCTTGTCATTCGTCAATCCCTTTCTCACAAATTCCTCAACGACATATAAGCGCTTGTTTTCGTCATCTACCCGAACATGAAGCAAGGCTGACGGGTCGTTAATAAAACCATAGTCAAGTCCAAAATAAGCGGGTAAGTGTTCCCACTCACTCTTATTAAGTAATCGTTTCTCAAAATTCGGGAAAATCAGCTTGTCAAGTGTTGCAAACTCACCCAAAGCGTATATTTTATAATATGCTTCGTTTCTATTGGCTAGTTCTTCGATATTCTCGATAGTAACTTGATCTAAAAAGCGATTGTCTTTGTATGACGTGTGATAAACAACTGTGTTTTTTGGCTTCTTCACAAAAAATGCGTTATAAGTCCAGTTCACTTTTGAAACGGGGTTAAACATCAAGAATATCTGCTTATTCAAGTGTTTCTTAGCACGCAAACGCAATGTCAACTGTGTATAATCATCTAGCGTGAACTCAGACGCTTCTTCCATGACTATATCTGATATATCTTTGATAGACTTGATTTTCTCAGGGTTGTCTAACCCTTTAAAAATAAACTGTGCGCCGTTTGGTAACTCAATACGATATGCTGAATTATTAACCTTGCACTTGTCTAGCAACTGCCAACTGTCCAAACATTGCTTCACATCTTCAAAGATAGAATCATAGACCGTTGCGCCTACCTTACGCAAAAATAAAACCTTGCGTGGATGCTTCCAGTCTTGACAAGCCTTAAAAACAACCTTTTGTATAACGCCATGACTTTTACCGCTAGAAGCACCGCCATAGTGAACCTCGGTAAAGGTTGAATAGTCGTATAGCTTGTCAAAGATATGTTTATTAAAAACACGGCTTGGATAGTCAATAATGATATTGATTTTTGGCTTATTCTTCGTTATCATCCCAATCGCCTACTTTAATATCAATAGTTTTTTGTGTGATTTCTTGCTTATCCACAAACAAGCCGTAACGTTTGCCAAGGTCAACTGCGGCGCTCTTTCTTGTTGACACGTTCGGTTTAGCATCCATAACTTTTTGATAACCGTCCCCGTCAAGTACCAATAAAGGCTCTGTAATTTCTCCACGCATGACTGCCGTCAAAAATTCAAGCACTTCTTGTTGGTCTGCAACACGTTCAGACTTTAGTTTTTCAAGTCGTTCGTCTATATAGGCTTTTACGTTAGCTTTTGCAAGCAATCTACTTCCATTCGCTCTTGCGACATCATCTTTCTTAACATTCGGATAAGCTTTCTTATAAGCCTGTGTAGCATTCAAACAAATGATGTACTCATCAGCGAATACTTTTTGTTTTTCAGTCATTCCCACTTTCCATCACCTCATTTCTACAAAACAAAAAACTACACAATAGTGTAGTTTAATGAAGACCTCTCATGAGAATAGGGGGATTTGCACCCGCCGGCATCTATGCTGACGACGTCTAGTCAGCTTATGCATAGGCTTAGAACCTTTATTCCCAAAATCAAAAACGGTGTTAGGAAGTTTAGAGATATATAAACCATAAAATTAAAAAACGCAAAGGAAAATCAACAATGAATACTTACCTAACACCGAAAAATATATAGGAGTCTATCAGTTATGCTTACCGCTTTGCTGATACTAACATAATACCACTTTAAAACTATCAAATACTATCGTTGTTATCAAAGATTTTAGATATGTTTGCAACTGCCCTATCTCTAGCACGTTGGATAGTTGCGGGACTACAATTTAATTCTCTTTCTGTTTCACTCCAGCTTAGACCGTTGATATACAATAAGCGCATCACGATATTCTCAATTGGGTCTTCTAATGACTCAATCGCTCGTGTCAAAACTTCTTGTTCTTTTCGCTCATGATCTATCTGCTTGTATAACTCGTCTATCTTATCCGTGATTTTTATATTTAAATCTTCTGTGCGATTATCATTGCTTGGAGTTTTGGGCATCCCGTTAAATGACTGCCCTTTTACAATACCCGTTCTTAAATCTTGTATCTCTCTATGAATTGACCGTATTTTGATGTTTTTAATTTTTAGTTTCTTCAATTCTTTTCTTAATTGCACTCTCACTCTCCGATTAAAACATTCATAGGAAGATTAAAGTACGTTGCTACATCTTCCACTTGGTACAATTTAGGACTTATCTTGCAAGCTTCCCAACGTTGAATACTCGCTTGGCTATATCCTAAAATATCCCCTAATTCATCTTGAAATAATTTCTTATCTTTACGCTTTTGCTTTAGCATAAAAGCAAATCACTTTTGTTGATTGTCATTTAATCTTTGCTCGTAGTTCATCAGGTAATTCCTCCCACTTCACAAATGAACCATCAATCCATAAACCTTTACGGTCTTTAATTTCTTGATAGGCTAACTCAAAGCATTCTTCGAAGTTATAACCAAGAACGTTGCTGATTGATTTTAAATAGCAGATTGATTTTACTAGATTGTATCTACAGAAATTCTCGCCCTTTTGGTTTTGATACAATTGAAACTCGCTAATGTTTGTACTCAGCCATCTAAAATATTCCATCACATCTTCATTTTCGATGAAACCTGATTCCTCAAAAATCTTATGCACATCCTCTTTAATAAGTAAGGCTAGACCAACGATAACTACTGCACAGTCTCCGATACTGTCCTTCATAAGCTGTTCGTTTTTCTTGAGATAGCCAGCGCATAGCTCACCGAATTCTTCACTGAGCTTGAGTGATTGCTTGTCTAATCGTCCACCGGTTTCAAGGTCGCGGTCAATAAACCATTGTTTTACGTTTTCTAGTGTGTTCATAATAATTCCTCATCTACTTGTTATACAAGGTTACATTACTTGAGTGAGTGTAATATACCTCTCCATTTTCAAAAGTAACTCGAACGCTGTCTTGTCGTTCATATTTCGCCCATTGTGCTACCTTACCTTCGACGATTTGTCCGTCAGCTAGTCTGATTTTTGCGTATTTGAAAGTAAAGGTTGTTCCAATAATATCTTTATTTCCACATCCTACAAGACTAATAAAAGACAAGCTGATTAAAGCTGTAATTAATAATTTTTTCATCAAATTTCTACCTCTTCTCCAATTTCTACTTTTTCAAATTTGTCTTCACTAACCACAAACACGTTGCCGTTTACCGTGATAGTGAATAGCTTTCCGATTTTACGTTTTTCCTCAACCTTACCAGTAATCTGATACTTACTATCAGCGTGATAGACAAGCAATGGTTTCTGTGCTTCACGTTGCATAAATAATAAGCAAGTCGTGAGCAAGGCATAGCCGATTAAAAAGCGTTTCATTCTGCAACCTCTATTTTTAAATTAAGCTTCTACTACTGGAAAATGAATGTCGCCAATAACTAATGAACCTACGCTATAATAGTAACCGTTATGTTCTGCGTAACAGTCAGCCAGCGCTATCGGATTTTGATTATGATATATAGTAACTTTATTATAGCTACCTACAGCAAACTCATCAGATTTTTCTACTTGTTCTCCTATTTCAATATCTGTAATCACTGCATCAAGTGTTACATTTTTAAAATCTCCTCCAGCACAAGCGCAACAGTCACTTTCTGACATTTCAATAGTTACTTTGACTCCATTTTCTAATTCTAAGCAATTAGCATCCCATTTCACTATACGTTTATAAAGAAGCAAATCTTTTAGTTCTTCAAGTGTGCCATATCTTGCATTTTTATCTTCAGGTTTACACCATTGTGGTAATTTTATAGTTTCTGTCATTCTACTTCCACTCCTAACTCAGCTAACTGCGCTTTTAAATCTTCAATAGTTTGTTGTAACGATTTTTTGATCGCATCTGATAAAATTTCTGACGTGATGATCATGGTTTCATCACTAAAAAAGAAGTGTGTTTTGATTGCCAGTCTAAACTTTGGTACTTGTTTTATTATTGAAATTTTTTCAAGTGGTGTTAGTTCGTGATTGATAATTTTTTCTAACTCTTCAATTTGCACTCTAATTTCTTCTGCTTTTTTTAGATTTTCAATGTTCATCCTTACACCTCAAAATTCAAAATTCTTAGAGTTTCCTCGTAGCTTAGATTGACTTTAAAATTTACTTCCTCATACGCTCCAAAAATTTTATAAATTCTTAAATAAATGATAGTTGTATTGTCATGATTTTTGACAACTGAAAAAATGTGTTTAATCATGTCTTTTCTTAAAGAAATATTAGGAAAGACTACAAGCTCTGGTTTATCTTTTTTAGTTGTTTTCTTTGTTTTTGCAACTCCTGAATACGGATATTTTTTAGGTTTCATTATTTATCCTCCAAAAACTCTCTGTTTTCGTAGATATTCCCAACAACCTCGCAATCAGTATGTCGTAGCCACAATTCACATCCGTGTTGTTTGGATTCAAGACGATATGCTCCACCTCGATGCCTTACAACCTCGTAATAAGTCGGTTTAGAATAGACATCCTTAGCCATTTTAACTATATCCCCCTCAAAGATTTCTTGACCATTCTTGTCTTTGAGTCCTGTTGATTGCATGAGTACTAAATCTTCTGCTAAAACCATGTAAGTAATTCCA